CCATCAATAACAAACTCCGTACCTATACCACTTAGAGAGTTTAGCCCATTGTAAGACTGAGGAAATACTATTAATTGAATACTCATATTAGATAGATTGTGTTCTTAGTGTTTTACTCTTTTCTATTTCGAAAGTATATTGGATTAAATTATCATTTGCTTTTGTTTTTCTTGTAAAGCTTGAGCTAGTTAATTTTACAGGAGTTACATATTGATTTAAGTTGGAGTTAGCGTTGTCTGTCTGATACCCTTCTAATAAATAAACTTCAGGACTATTAGTCAATTCTTCAAACATTACATTATGATCTTCATTAACAAAATCACTATTCATAGTTATCTTCTCAGTTGCGTTTACTCTAAATGATTTTTTACCCCCACTAAACCCTTCAGAACGATAAACCTTATCATTCCAAGTGCCACCTAATTGAGTATAAGTAGTTCCCTGTGTTGATGTACTTCTTATAGATTTTTTTGTGAATGTATAATAATCCCAAGCTCCCCATTGATTTAACCAACAAACTCTGATAGGTTCGTAGTTCTTGCTTTCAGGACAATTAACATAAATAGTTATAGTTTGAAGTGCTTGATTAGAACTTTGATCTGTAACTTGTATAGTGTAATAAGATAAGTCAGTAGAATAAGCAGTAGCGTAGTTTGTACTCCAATTTTTTAAGTTACCAGGAAAACACCCTAAAAATAGCATCTGTCTTTCTGAAGCCGAACTCCATTGTCCGTAACCCCCTGTTGTAAAACTATTTCTAAGATAACTATCTACTCCTGCATAAGCAACCCCTGAGCTATTATAATAAGTAATGGTTGTTGTGTCAGTTGCAGTTGCGGCAGCACTAGAAGGTGTCATAAAAGCTAAAGTACCGTAATCTCCATCATTAGCATATTGAGTAGTAGGAGCATTAGTTAAAAATCTTTTATCAGCAGCAGCACCACTTGGAATAAAACTATCCATATCAAAACCGAAGTCAGGAAAGTTTAAAACCAATTCATCATCATACTTTACATAAGAATTTATTAATAAGTATTGTTCTGAATTTCTATTAGTATAAGGAGCTCTCTCTACTTGGTTGGTTGTAGTATTAAGAAATTCTACAAAAAATTGACAAGCGAAATATCTAATAGTATTTGTGTTGCTTGACAGCTTGTCTATAATATGTATAGGAAACCTAATTGTACTTATAGCTTGGGTTGCTCCTTTGTACTTCGTACCTCTATCTGCTACATTATCTGCTTTTACATAATTACTTATAATATTCTGAAAATTAAAAATCCCCTTACCTTCGTTGTTAGGACTTGCTTTAAATATTCCAATTTGATCATCAGTTGTTGAAAGGTTAAGTGCGTTAGTTCCTATATGAACCTCAACTCCAAATTTTACTTTGACTTCATTAGCTACTGCATCATCATTCTCAATTACAAAAATTATCTCCTGCTCAACAGGTGTTAAAAGCACTCCACTTGCTTGACTTTTATAAGGTGCTTGATCTATATTTGATTGTGCCATTTTATTTTACTTGTGTTAATCCTTCTATTATATCTTCTTTAACTGCTCCTAATAAGTCTTTACCAAATTGTTTTAATCCAAGCCCTAAAGGTTTTTGAAAAAAGCTTGTACTTTTAATACCATTTTTCTTAATACTTCTAGCAATTAAGAATGATATGCTTTTTCTTGATATAAATCTACCCTTTTCATCTCTAGGTGCTATCCCTTTTTTTACTATCCATTTGTCTAAAACTCTACTAGGGGGTTGCTTTGTTGTGTATTTATAAGGACTTGATTTTGTCTGCCCTTTATAATCTTTAAACTTTCGCTGAGTGTCATTACCTGATACTCCTTTGTCTACAAAAGTACCATAGCTATTCATAAAGAATTGAACTACAAAACCATCAGCATCAGATGTTACTTCAAAGCTGATAGAGTTTTCCAAAGCAGTACCACCCCCTTTTTTATAATTTAAAGTAGTTTTAGATTGAGCTACTACTTGCTTACCAAAGCTATTTAAGTAATTCTCTATGTTTTGGGTTTTCATTATACAAGAGCTACAAATGTTTCAACTTGAATATCAGCACTTCCTGAAGGTCTTACTTGTACGCTTGTTATATCTTCTAGCGTAGGGAAGTTAGGACTTGTATCTGCTTCAGCTATTGCTCCTTCTTCTGCTTGAAATAACATATGACTACCCCCTGCTCTTACAGTTACTTGATAGTTAGTGTTTGTAGTTACTAAAGCTAATTTCATATCTTCTGTTGAACTTAAATTTGTCACTCTTAAATACTTACAGTTTTCTACATCTAAAGCACCTGCTGAAGTATGAGGAGTAGTTGCAAAAGTACATATTGTTGTAGTCTGCGAATGAGCTGCTGTTAATACTCTTTCATAAGTATCAACTATGTTAGAGGTTGTTATACTATTTGAAGAACCTCTTAAAGCTCCATTGATTGTTACACTTTCGTTAATTGTTACTACTAAATCTGCCATAATTTTTATTTTTTATCTATTTGTTTTAATTTATTAATTGCCCAATTTACTCCTGATGAACCACCCCAAGCATCCCACATTAAACCCCCACAACCTTCTGAGTAAGGTACATCTTTATGTTGTTGGTGTCTTTTAAAAGAAGCCATACGTGCTATTGTATCTCGGCTAATTGGTTTTCTATCTGCTAATTGTGCTGATCTTGTCCAACCAACCCTAGTGCCGCAATCACTACCATTTTCTTCTTTCCATTTTCTAGCACGTTTAGCATTATTAGTAGCAGCTTGAGGATAGTCAGAATAACTTTCTAGCTTTATGCTTATTGCTTCTAGCTTATCTAATACTTCTTCGTAGTTCATATTTTAATCCTTATTGTTGGTGGTATTATTCTTATTTCTACTTTACCTATCTTTATCTTATTTAATCTCTTTAGTAACTCAATCATTAGTACCCTGCTCCTGAACCTAATCTAGTATCTAAAGGAACTGCACAAGCATCAAAGTCATTCATTACTTTAATTCCTATTGTAAAAGTCCAACCACATAAGAGGTTGTCAAATCTCTCTTGAAATGGTTCTATTGTGAATTGATCATCAGTAAAATACAAAGGAGCATTAATATCATCAACCCCATTTAACGACTGCTGTGCTGAATGTCTTAGCATAGCTATAAAGTCAGTACATATATCAAGTGTCTGATTCCATACCTCTTGCTCATTGTTTTTTGTGTTTATTAGTTTAGTAAGTGCTTGAGCATTAGTTACTTGCCAATCTTCTTTCTCACTTACTAAGTCACAAATAAATATCTGGAAATTATAAACCAATTCACTATCTCCTGTTGTTACTGAGGTTGGGTTGATATGTAGTAAAGGCATTTTCTCCATCTTCTCTAAGTTAATATCAAATATATCTCCAACAGATACAGTTGAGATCTGTTCGTGCATTTCTCCTAACCTACATAGGGTATAAACTACATTATTATAACTCTTATTGCTTATTGGCATATTTAACTCTATTTTGTGATTCTAAATCTGTTTCATAACTTAACCAAGTTAGTGCTTCTAATAGGTTAAGCTTTGTTATTTGTTCTAGCTTGGAAATATCTGCATTAGTCAATCTATACATTACTCCAAACCAACTCCATTTATCAGCAAAAGAATTCGTGGCTATTGCTTCTTCGTTTCCTTCAGGTGTTCCATCAAAGACAACCCTGAAGTCATTAACAATACGTTCACGAAACCCCAAAAAAAAACCAATGCACTTTGCACTTGTTCTGCTGACATTTTCTTCATCTGTTCAGCCCTAATACTTATATCTCCATCATAAGCTTCAATAGTATAAATATCATTTTCTTCTTTTACTATTGGTCTATACAAGATAGCCATCAATTCAGGTAGATGCTTTTCAATATCGCTTTTAATAAATGTTTCTATATCAGCAAACTCTCCTAAAGTGATTTCATCTAAATTAGGGTGAAACCCATACCTCTTTCCTTCTACTTCTATTACTCTTTTTAAAGAACTATTTTGCTCGGCTTGTAGCTCAGCCATTTTACTCATTATAAGTGCTACATCTTTTAACTCCAACTGATTGATTAAATCCTTTGGAATATTAGATAGCTCAGCAATCGTATCTTGAGCTTCTTTACTTTTTGTTCCTAAGCTATAATTAATCAGCTTTAACCACTTCTCTAATGTTACTTCTTCCCAACTGCTAATTAATTTGAACTGCTTTACTTTGCCCTTCTTCTTAATTTTAACCTTCATATATAATATAATAGAAATTTTGTTATTTTAGTTTATTGTGTATCTTTGCATCAGTTTGTTTCATTTCAGTTTTTGAAAAGGGTTAGTAGATTAGTCTGCTGCCCTTTTTTTATTGTACAAAGTATTTTCCATAATTACCATCTATTTCAAAATACATCCTCATAGCCAAAGCATCTGAATAATCAGGAGATCTACCTATAATTGCTTTTATTGTGTCTTTAGGTATTATCTGTAACTTATTGTCTTTGTCGGCATCTTTTGTTCTCACTTGCTCACATTCTTCTATAATATAGTTCTTCACGTTTACATCAGAACATCTTACACCTAACTGCCCTTTATTTATTAAGTCAGCTAATTTATAATAACATTGTGTTTTTAAGTTTTGGTAGTTTTCTCCTTTCAAAGCTTTGGAATTGTTTACAAAACCCTGACACCTCAAATAATCTTTAACCCCACCTCCAACACCATCCTCATCAACAATGATATTTCGTAAATCAACTTTATATTCTTGTTGTAATTGCCTAACAGCTTCAACAACATCATTTACAGCCGATTTAAGCAACGTTCTTATAGTTATAAGGTTTAGCCCTTCCCAAAGCATTATAACTGTCTTATCGCTTCCAAACCTCGCAACATCACAACTTATGTATTTTTCTCCTTCTACTCCTTTTTGTTCAAACATATTGATAATAGCATCATATTGTATTAAACTATCTTTAGTAGCATCATACTCCCAATTACCAAATAGCAATCTTTGTTTGCTTAATTCATCAAGTGTTTCTAATTGTTTTTTATAAAACTTAGATATATACTCATTGTCATCAACTAAACTTTGTATAAACTTTCTGTGTGCTTTTTGTTTACCATCTTTGGCAGGTCTATAGTATTGCGTGTACACCCAATTCTTTGCAGGATTACAAGTCATTAACATCTTTGGTATTAAGTTGTATTCATCTAATTTGTATCTCATTCTTGATGCTACAATGTTTTTTGCTTTTTCTGTAATCTGATTGGCTTCATCAATAAAAGCTCCTGTAATTTCTAAAGATCCTAAGCTATCAAAGTTCCTGTCACTAGGATAAAGAAATAAATCTTTTAACATAATCTCAGACTTATTATAAAAGGTTATTATGTTTGAACCACCATTAAATGTGTAGTGTTTGCCTGATTGCAATCCCCAAGTTTCACAAACCTCAAAAAAAGTGTTTAGTGTTGTTTTCTTTAAAGCATCAAGCTTAGACCTGCCCATTAGGTATCTTGTCTTAGGATGTTTTATACACATTAATACTAACCAACTACAACCCACCCAAGACTTACCACCACCTGCTGCACCTCCAAACAAAACTTCAGTTGTGGTTTTGTCAAACAGATATTCTATTGCCTGTTCTTGCGTATGCGTAAAGTTAGCATCAATGTTCAACTCCTTTTATGTTTACGTTAATCTTGACAGGTTCATCTCCTGAGCTTAAATCTAATTCAGATCTTTCAACATAACCACGTTTCTTGCCTTTAGTTTTTAAAAAGAATATAGTTGCTGAAGTGTTGCCATCTTTCATTTGTGCGTGTAATTGACTTTCCCCAAAGTCTAGTGCTATGTTCTCAATTTCTTTTACTTCCTTTGCAAACTCCTTATCTTCGTTTAGCCATTTGTAATATGTTGAGCGTGGTATATCAGCTTGTTTACAAGCAACTGTCACAACCCCCAAACTACTTTCTAAAGCTTTAAGCATTGTTTCCTTTTTTATATGTCTACTTTTGTCCATACTATATTCCTTTAAAAGCTTTTAACGGATAGAATATTAAACTGTTTCTATAACCGTTTTCTGCTATTGGTTTTATTGGTGTTACTCCGTGTACGTTTTTCCAAGCAGGATAAACTAACATTGAATTATCTGCCTGTTCAAATGTTACATTATAATCAGGTACGTTTAAGCAACCACCATTAGAGTTGTTTCTTTTGGTTAGGATAATATTTACTGTTCCCTCTAAGTTACCTGTGTCCCTGTGAAATGGTGCTGCTATATTAAAATTAGATATACTACTTGTGTACATTGTTCCAAACTTCCATTCATCCTTTACATCTTTAAAGAGTTCAATTTGTCTTTCGTATATTTTAGGAGTAAGATTTTTTATGATTTGTTCTGCTTCTAAACAAGATCCCCACATTGATTTAATAAATGTTTGTGCCTTTTTATCTCTATGAACTGAAGATATGTTGGGGTAAGGTCTACGCATATGAGGTCTAGGTGCAACACTTCCTAAAATAGTAGAGTATTGTTGAACTGTGTTCTCAGATTTATAGTCACCTGTTTTTTTATAACTAGTCATTAATGCTTGACTTCTTGTCATAGTGCTTTTAGGAACATTCTCACCCCTAAATTCTTTGTCTGCAATAGCTAATAATTGGTTTAGCTTTTTAGAGTATTTATTTACATCTTTAATATAAAATCCAACAATCTCACCATCTAGGTCTAACAAGCAATCTTCTTTTACGTTTGGTTCGTAGTATTGGCATTTATCTCCTATCTTAACTTTGTGTTCTACTTTTTTTAGTTTTATTGTTTTCATAATCCGTTATTTAATCTTGCTTTTTTAATATTATTATTACTACCATAAATTCTAACGTGAGTTCCATAATCCCAATTAGCTTTGTTTGCTATACGTATTAATGGATTAAATTTGTTTGCCAAATATTTACACTCTTTTAATCTCTGTTCTTTTCTTTCTGAAATACTTCCAAAAGCACCTGCAGTATATCTTTTAAAAAATGGTACTGTCCAATTTAAGATTAACACGTTGTTATGCCTTATAAGGTTTTCTGCTGTCCAACAAACATCATCTACCATTTGCACGTTTTCATCAAACCTATAATCTGATTTTTTTACTAACCAAAACCTACCGTCAGCCAAACCTCTTGTTGCAAACTTTCTTCCTAAATTTAAAGGATTAGAATGTAAACCAAAGCCAATTAATTTTATGTTATTTTTTTCAGCAAGTTTAATTAGTCTAGGAAACATAGTAAACATTTCTTTTAAAGACATTTTGTGTTTTTCGTTTGTTAGTTGATATTCTGATTGATTTTCAATAGTTACATTTATTTTAGTGTGCTTGTTCATTATTTCTTTAATAGGGTATGACAGTATTTTTTGAAAGTCATCACACATAAAAACTGCCCATTCATCTTTTTCCATTAAATCTAAAGCTGCATTTCTTTGGTATGCCAGTCCTTTAGGTTGGTTGGTTATGATAGGATTTCCACCTATTGTACCACCTTCTTTGAATTTTATATAATCTTCTTCTTTGTGAATTAATACATTATGTTCTATTCCATTTTCTTTTAAAGCTAAAGAGGTTGTCGCATCTGTAAACCTGTTGTAAAAAAAAGTAAAAACTTTAATCATTCTTTAAAGCGTTTAAAACAATTAACCCTACATTCTTGCCTTCCGATCTTGCTTTGTTTATTAGCGTGTTAGCTTCTTCATAATGCTCTGCACTAAACTCTATTTGTATTGCTCTCTTTACACCTTTTTCTTTTTCGTGCAAAGTTGATCCTAAGTCTATGTCATCTAATACAGAATAGTCTACTGCTTCTTCAGGTTGCCATACATCCATACCCCATTCTCCTAACTTAGCATTGTTCCATTCGTTGCCTAAAGCATCCCAATCCCATTCTCCGAACCCTACATTGTCTTTTACTATGAACTCTTGCTTTTGTTCTTCTGTTAATCCTTTAGCTATTTTAACAGGGACTTCTTTTAAACCTGCTTCTACACAAGCTTTGTATCTCATATTACCCCCTAAGATAGTCATATCTTCATCTAATATAACAGGTCTTAGCTCTAACATTTCAGGAAAGTCTTTAATGCTTTGTACAAGCTTTTTGAATTTTGCTTCTTTAATTATTCTTGGATTGCTGCTATTTGGTTTTAATTGGTTGATTTTTAGTTTCATAGTATATAATAGAATTTTTAGTTATTTATTTAATTAAATTTTTTTATGTATTTTCTTGTTAAGCTGTTGTCTAATCTTTTCTTTAGTTCTTTGCTAATTCCATCACTTAACATATCTTGATTAATATTAAATTTTTTAGATATATATTTTAAGCTATTATTAGAATTTTCAAAATAATACTTTACTGCTTTCTTTGTCAGTTCTTTTAAATATTTTGTAGAACGTGCTTTCATATCTTAATCAAATGATTCATTGACACCTCTTTCTCCTACTAGTTTTTCTTTAGCACCTTCCCAAAGCATATCCCCTCTTTTCTTTTTACTTAAAGATGCTTCAGTTCTTTTTATACTAGGCATACCCTCAGTAGGTTCTGATTGCATCCATAAACCACAATCACAAAGAGCTTGAATAGTTCTCCATTTACCATCTCTAAAAGCTATTGTTGCTTTCCCTATTTCCTGCTCATTTCCGCATTCACATTTATATAGTGTCATTGTGCTAGTCCTCCTGTTTTAACTTTACCCCCTTCAAAGATTCTATCTAATTCAAAGTGTAAGTGATTAATAGCTTTTCTAATATCTTGTTCAGCAGGATTCCCTTCTTTTTTACCTGCTCTTAAAAGATAAGTTATAGCTGTTCCTATATTATAGCTATCAGCTTGAAAATCTTCTATAACTTTCCTAGCTTCTATTTTATAATTCTTTCCTATGTAATAATGGGGTATTTCTTCTTTCTTTGTCATTTTCTAGTATTTTAATTAGTCCTTCTTGTGTATTAAGCGTTCTGGATCTTGAGGATTTTCTGTATTCTTCAGGAGAATAGATTAATTTCACTTCCCTTACTAACTTATTATCATCATATTTTACTATCCATCTACTTGAGTGGTGGTGCTTATTTCTTTTTAAGTGTGCTAAATAACTCATTCTGTATATTTTTTATATAGTTTCTTTATTCCATCAAAGCAAGTTGATATACAAGAGCCGCAATTAGTTCCTGGTGTGTAATTAGTATTGTATATTGTATTGTAAGTTTCTATCATTCTTTTTTTTGCTTGTACATCTTTTGCTCTACCTGTCTTTAAGTCTTTCCACATATCTAAAATCTCATCTATTATTTCTTGAGGTAAATCATCAGGAGTTTCTACTTCTGTTGTTTTATCCCAATACTTCTGAGGACAAGCCATTGGTGCTATTCTTGCTTTTACTTTCATAAAGCATTTACATATTGAGCAGTTTCCTAATAACTTTTTATAGTAAACACAAGATCGGCATATTGCTATTCTATCTTCATACACTTCATTTGGTACAAAAAACTTGTTCACGCTATTACAAGTCTTGGATATTCAAATCCAAATTGCATAAAAAAACTGTCTTGTGTTTTTGGGTTATACATTTTCATTTAATTTCTTTTTAATTATTGTTCTTACTTTGTCTATTGTGTTAAAAATACTATTCCTGCTTATCTTAGTCTTTGCAGCTAAACTATCAAGAGTATTTCCTTCATAGTAATAAAGCTCAAATATTTTTTTATCATACCAATACACATTATCTAATACTTTATCTATTTGTTCTATCTTGTTTAACTTATTATTATCTACTTCTTCATTAGGTATGTTTGATATATCTTTATAGTTAAAACCATCAGGAATAAAAAACTCATCAGTATTAGTTGTATTAGAACTATAAATAGAGCTATCAATATGTGTGTAATATTTTTCATACTTATAATAGAAGCTACTTCTAGGACTTGTTAAAGCTCTCCTTAGTGCTACTGCTCCATATCTTGTAACTCCTTCCAATCCATCTTTGTCGTAAATACTTTTAAGGGTGTCAGGGTTCATTTGTAAAAAGTAGAGCATCAATTCCTGAACAGCGTTATTTATTTTATTCTCATCAGTGGTCAATCCAAAAGCCATAGCCCTAAACTTATCACTAAGCGTAGCTATTTCTTTATATATTTTATTCATTAGTAGTTTCTAAGTTATCCAGCTTTCCTACTACTTCTTGTAACATTTGATCTAACACAACTTTATAAGCTCTAATAGAAGCTGAGTTAGTTTTGGTTTCTATTCCTGCAAAAAAACCACTGGTAGCAACTGATAAGTTAATTGGTATAATAGTTATCCAATCATAAAAGTTATTCTCTCTCAGCCCTTCTCCATAGCCATTATGGTATTCTGTAATCAAATCTATAACCTCTAAATAGTTTTTATATCTTGCTTGGGTTGATACTTCTTGTGAGAATTGTTTACACATTGTAATATAAACCTCAACTATTGATCTGTGTTCTTCACTTGAATAAATCGGTTTAAGCATAAGTCAAAGATAATAAAAAAGTTATTCTATTCCCTTTTCTTTTTTTAAGTTTTCAACAAGTGATTTATAATAACTGATCTTATCTTCATAATCAACCCTAGAAAACTTTTGTATTTGTCTAGCGTTAATTTGTATTTTATCAGCAGTTCCTTCTCCATACTTAAAGTCTAAAGCTAAAGCAAATTTATACTGCTCTCCCTGCTTAAACATATTACACCCTACACATTGAGGTTGGCAGTTAATTTCACAAAATCTTGTTGCTAAATAACTTCTACTTTGGAAATGTCCATTTTGCATACCTGATTTATAATATGAAACCTTTGAGCAAGTTATACATTGAACCAATCCCTCATCAGTAGCATCTCTAAGTCTTATGTAAAGACTGAACCACTTATCTAGTTCTTTTTTTAATTTACTAATTGTTTTCATAGTCCACAATATCCACTGTCACATTCATCAAAATCTTCAAAAGATAATTCTATCTGTGGTTTATAGTCTAGTATTTCTTTATAAGTGCAATCTTTTCTAAATTTATTAGGAAAGTTTTCGGCTTCTATATTTGCAAACCATTCCATTTTGTTTTTATGCTCTTTGCTCATCTTATTTAAAAAAACAGGGTTTCTATGAAAACACCCTACGCAATTATTATAATATCCATCAGCAAACGATACTTCTTTATTCTTTTGCCAATAGTTAAAAATTTTATCATTGTTTATATTAGCAGGTATCAAAGGAAAAGTAGGTATTCTCCATTCTACCATTCCCCACTTTTTTCTGTTCCCTGTTTTACTTTTACCTATTACTGCTTTCATCTCATCAACTCCATCAGCATTAAGTTTATCTATAACTCTTTTTGCTCTATTCATTTCCGTAGCTCTAAACCCTATACGCATTTCTACTATTTCATTTATCTCTTTTTGCCACCATTCAAATATCGGTTTCATTTTCATTTTAGTAGTACAGTATCTAGTCATTAAATTAGGTAAATAATGTTTTCCATTCTTCCCTTTATTCCAATCTCCATTTATTATTTCATCAAAAGTTTTAGGACTTAGCCAAGTTATTTCTTTACCTATAAATTGTTCTAAGTCTAGCATAACTTTTATTATGTTATCCTGCTCTAAAGTTCCTATAAATTCAACTCCTATTTTATCTGATACCATCTGTCTAAGTTTCTTATCAGGGTAAAGACAAGACTTGTCATCAGTCCTAACAAGTGCAAATACATTATAGTCAGCAGGATAGTTTGCTGCTATATAACTTGAGGTTTTACCCCCACTAAGACTATTTACTGTTTTCATATACTCTTAATCAAATTAGCAACCTCTTTCCAATCCTCAACTGTACTGTTGTTTTTATTTTTATATAATTCCCTTAATAAATTTAAAGCATCATCTTTTCTGTGTTTCTTTGTTTTATTAGTCTTTTTCATATTTACAGGAAGTCTGTCTGTCAGATCCCACTCTATTGATGTTCTTCCTGTAATATTACACTTTCTATTTTGTACTTCATAAATAACCCCAAGATTTCGTAACTCAGTAAATCTTGTTGCTTCTTGTTTAATGACATTCATAGTTTCGTAAACCTCTCTAGTTGTAGATGGTTTCCCCATAGCCAATAAAGCTGAATAAACTCTAAACCTCATATTAGATAAAAGTCCTTCTTCTTTAATTTGATTAAAGCAATCTATTGATGTTTGTCTTGTTGTCATTCTCTTAGTTTTCTAATTAGCCATAGCACTATTGCTGTTATTATTACCCACCCTATCATTTAAGTAGTTTTATTGGTTCTTGATAAAAGGGTACATTCTTTTGTCCTAAAGTATGTACTTGATGATAAGCATCATCTACAACTTTCTTGTGAGCATAAGTCCACTTGTAAAAAGTTCTAATATTTAAAAAAGGTTCATCTTTGCCAAATCTTATGCCTTGCCTAAAAGCATCTTGAATTTGATTAAAAGTCATATTCCCAAAGCGTTTCTCTTGAATCAAGTCTTGAGCAAAGATCTTGCTAAGGTTAGCCATAGTGCTTGGATCTGTTTTGTGTCCTATCTCTACTGAGGTTCTAGCGACTAAGTCTAACACTTTTTCAGCTAGTTCTTTTAGGTTTTCGTTTTTTAGTGTTTTCATAATAGTTTTTTAGCTTCTTGCCAAGCGTTTATTTGTGAGTGTAACTTGCTTGTTGATTTAGGTTTTATTTTATCTCTGCGTTCCCAATTCCTTACAGCACTTTTCCAACATTTCATTTTTGACTTTCCTACAAACCAATCTTTGCTTTCATAAAAATCAAAAAAAGCTTCAGCTTCTATATTATTATTCCTTTCTTTACAATAAGATACGATTTCAATTATAGTCGGCTTTTTAAAGTATTTATTGTTTATTTTTATTACTTTATTATTATTAATAGTCCTTAAGTTTGTTGCTGACAAGTCCTTAAGAAACTTAACAACTTGTTCTTCGTTTATTTTAAAGAATTGTTTAGCAGGTATTCCTTTTCTTTTAATTTCTATTAACCCTTCTGTTTTAAGCGTTTTAAGACACTTTCTTTGTTGGTAAGGAGTTAGGGTAGTGTCTTTCTCAATATTAGCTTCAGTGTTAAAAAACCACCCATCAGTAACGCCATTTGATATAAAATATTCTTCTTTGCTAATTAAGTCGGAAAGAAGTATAGCTGAATTTAATCCAACTCTCCTTGCCAATTCTTTATTTAAAACCAAAAAAGCTGATGAGCTTAGCAAGTGTTTCATATAATTTTTATTGTATAATGATAGTTTGCCATAGCTTTTTCAATGTTTTTTAACTGATTAGAAAAGTCAAAGTAAGTAGTGTTTATAAAGCAGATCGCATTACCACTTTTTACTTCTAATTTTACATCAGAATTTTTACTTTCTATTACCCTGTTTTGTAATAAGTGGCTTTTCATTTGTCTTTTGTTTATAAAAATATCCTTTTCTCCATCTATGTTTTTATATTCTTTATAGATTTTAGTAAAACAATCTCTATAAACACGACACCTTTGAAAGTTCTTTTTGTGAGTTCTTTCGTAATGATAAGTTGCAGTTCTATCCCTGTTTAGTATTTTAGCTATAACAACTCTAGATATATCTTCTTCAGTTAAACCAATGTAACCTGCTATTGAACGTGCTGATTGCAACTTTCTTTGCCTACTCTTAAATGCTAAAGATCCTGTTGGCAACCCCATTACCCTTGTAGTGAGGTTGCATATTGCTTTAAAATTTAATTCTTCAGTCATATCTAAAAAGGTAAATCATTATCATCAGTAGTTACAAAGCTGTCTTTAACTTCAGGATTTTCACTTTGATTTGTAAAGTGGTAGCCATCTATATTATGATAGTATTTCCCTTTATATTCTCTTGAATAAACATTACAAAGAATAGAAACTGTCATACCAATATCTAGTTTATTTAAGTTCTTAATCTTATCTTCTCCAAAAGCACTTACAGCAGTTAAGTTATTAAATTCATCTCCTGAATCAATCACTACTGTTTGTTTTTGCCATTCTTTTCCTGCTTTACTTGTACCTGTTTCTAAGTCAAGTATCTTTACTAATTTTCCTGTTACTTCCATTTTTATTTATTTAATTGATTAATATTTCTTTTTAAAATCTTCTGATTCATCTTCTCCAAACACTCCCAGTTCATAGAACCCTGTAAGCTTTAGTACTGCTCTTGACATAGCTCTTTTCTCAGCCATCTCCATTACATACCAAGTGTTACAGTTTCCATCTTTAAACCCTTCGCCTTTTAACGCTGAGCCAAATGTTTGAATTTTTATTTCTTCGCTTTCTTTATACCCATAAGCTTTTACTACACAAAAATCTCTTTCGCAATTAATAACTTCATAATCAATAGTGATGTTTTCTATTGCCTGAATTTTATCAATTCCAGATCTTGTGATAATTACATAGTGCTGATGTTTAAAGACATCTTCTTTGTCTAGTCCGTATTGGTGGTACTTTTCTTTAATCTTTTCAGTTTTCATATTTCAATTATTTAATTAGTTAAAAGGTTTGTATTATAAAAGAATCTCCATTTTCAAAAGCCCAATAGAACGTAGCATCCATTATAGCTTCTTCATCAGGATAATCTTCTTCGTCATATTCTTTCCAAAATTCCTCCATATTTTCATATTCTGTATATTCACAACAAAAAGCAATAGGGTCAAATTCTATTTCTTCATCTGTATCTTCTTCATAAGAAGTTAACATTTCAAATAATTCTAACCTGCCTATTGGACTAAAGTTGTTTGGCCTGTGTTCTGCAAACCAAGCTGCAAATTCAAATCTATTTATACTTGTTTTCATTTCGTATTTATGTATTTAGTTAATTGTTCTTTAATATATTCTAATTGTTCTTTGTCAATCCATTCTAAGAAGTTGTAGCTATCAAAACAGATCTGAAAGTCATTACCACATTCATCTGTTCCTCGCAAATATACTTCGTTTTCGTGAGCTTGAAAAGTATTAATGTCATTCATTCTTTTATGTATTAATTCTTCTTTTGTTGAATTTCCAAATTTATCTATAACTCCATTCATAAATTTTTCTTGTTCTGTCATTTGTGCAATATCTTTTTCTGTAAAGTCTATTTCACTATTTGGGTCTGCTATTGGTATTGGTATCATATCGTTGTTATTAGTGCTTTATTATTAGTTAATTTATCGTACCGTTCTTTATATTCTTTAAGCTTATCTTCATTTTCATAGTCATAACATTCATCTACATTAAGCCCTGTTAATTCTACATAAGTTTCAAATGCTTCATCTACTTGTTCTCTAGTTCCGAAAATTCTAATACTAGGTTCTACTTTTTTTATATCTTGAAACCATCCCTCAGGAGAAAGCTTTTCAATTGTTTTATATACTCCGTTATTATAGAAGTAGTAGTCCTCGCAAATTAACTCCATTGTGTATTGTCTTTAAAGTTATAGTATTCAGTTTTAAGTTTAACAAATAAATCAATTACTTGTTCATCTATTGATTTTTCTAATAAGAATCTTTTGTGTTCAGGTTCAATACTCTTTACTAATATAAATAAGCTATTAGTAATTTTGTTAAGCCAAAGTGGGTTTTCATCTATCACATCTAATATAGATACAATAGCTTCTTCTTTGTTAGTCGCTTCCTTCATTTTAAAATTTGATTTCATTTTAGTTTTTTTAGTTTATTTCGTTTTAATTACGAAGCAAAGATAAAACTTATTTTTGAATTAACTAACTTTTTAACGCTTTTTTTAACAAAAATATGTATTTATATCTAGTAAATTAATTTAAAATAAACTATAAAATTATAGTTCCATTAGTAAATTTAGGGGTGTTTTTCCGTTATTTAAGACAACTGCAACTCCCACGGCAGGTCGTTTTCCGTATTTTGCGTAAGCCATTGCGTAAGATTTTTGATTTATTCCACAGCCCACTTGAGTTCCAAATACTCTAAAGTTTTTACCAACATAATGCTCCGTATAACATTGGGTGTGTAAATGTCCCTGTACTGTATTCATCATATCTGCACGGCACTTGGTTCTAGCTGTACCTCCTTCTCCGTGAATATATTGTACTCCATCTTTTACGTATCTTTCAACAAAATTCCAATTAGGAGTTTCTAATACTTCTTTGTAGGATTTAATCCATTTGCTAGGTATAGCTGATGTTTGTGCTTTACGCATTATAATACGATCGTGGTTGCCGATTATAACAGTAGCAACAGGAAAAGCATTTCTCCATCTTGATATACGTCTAACAGCCAACTCTAATTCATCAGCACCCCCCATTCCATCTGCTGAAGTTTCGTGGTAACTAGCAAAGTGGTTGTCTATTACATCACCTATGAACACAACTTCTGTACACATAAATTCATAATACTTTTCTATGCAGAACTGCAAATAACCATCAAGACAGAATGGCTCGTGCAAGTCGCCAATCACTAGAATATTCCTAGTGTCGGCTTCTCGCATTTTTTGTATTGCTTCTACTTCGTGAGGTTTTAACCTCATCCTATTATATGAATCAGGTTTATTACTTTTTAGATTTTCCAAAATCAGCTAAAGATTGTCCACCTAACATTGCAATTAAACTCCACCAAATTTTAGATACTGCTTCTTCATCAACTCCAAGCCAAGTAGCTATCATTGGAATTAAAATTGAGCTGATCCCTAGCCATACTTTCTTTGAAGTTAATAGCTGTGAGATAATGTAATTTTTCATAGTTATTTATTTTTAATTATTAAATTTATATTCTCTCCACCCAAATTTAGTATTTCTTTTATCAGTAAATCCATAGCTAAAGTAGAATTATGAACAATGTTTTGTTGGCTTCCCTGTCCTACTAGGATGCAGCCCTTTGTATCTTTAGCAGTATTACCTCTGTGAAATAATATGTGTGAACGGTTTTTTACATCTTGAACTAATAGGTGTGTATAATTCCTACTAGCACTTTCTTTTGCTTTTCTTAACCTAACTGAGTATTCCCCTATTGGAATACAAGATACACTTCTTTGGTTATCTCTATAAGGCAGTTCTAACGTATCACAGAACCTCTCGCCATTTAAAAATAATTCTCCAATAGTAGAGTCATCAGTAAAAGTATCTCTTAGAATCAAGAGGTTAATATGTTTGGGTTTAGAGATAGTAGGTTTTATAGATTTTACACCCCCTAACCTCCTTAACAAATTCATTACGAACTTTAGGAGCTTTTTCATCTTTCTTATGGTATTTTGGATTGGTGCTATTTAATTTTGTTTTTTTCATATAAAAAGAATTTATAAATAGTAAAACTTATAGCTAGTATAAGTGAAACGAATGTAAGCATTTCATTGGCTTCTACTAAAGATACTCCAATAGCTGAACCGTTAGCTATTCCTACTTGTATTGTGTCTTTTAGATCTGTCATTATTATTAGATTTTGGCTTACTTTCCAAGTAGGTTTTCAGCTTTGTTACGTTAGTTTTTTTAGGTTTATAATATTTCTTCATTATGTTAAATCAGGAGTTAGAAAATCCCTTAGCGTTAGCTTATTACTAGGACTAGGCATATCTAAATTCATATTGGAGTAATAGTTCTCAGTTGATGGAGATACATCAGCTCCTGAGTTTGTAGAGTATTCAGGGAAACTACTAATGTTATTTCTTATGTAGTCTATAAGTCTTTCTCTATAATAACTAGCTGTATTCAAAATCTCCTCTCTAAAGCTTTGTGCTTCAGCAGTAGATAAAGCTGTTCCTGTTTCTGAGGTTTTGTTATAGATATTACCATTCTCTATCTTGTGCCTTAAATAAGGTAAAGCGTGATAAAGACTGTAAGATGGTAGCATTTCTGCTACATAATCATCTACTAGTGTTTTATAAGCACCTGCCAAAGTTCCTGCTGTTATTTCATCTTTAAGCTTTTGAGTTAAGTTAGTTCCTAAAGCTGTTTCTACATAAAGCTTCTGAGCTTCTTTTACAAATGGTAGTAATAAATCAACATCAACATTAAGATTAATAGCTGTGCTTTCTTTTAATTTTTGTTCTGATATAAATAGTACGTATGACATAGTTATCTTGGTTCTAAAAATCCGTTATTCTTCATTCTCTTTGGTGGTCTAGCTACTAGATTATCATTCTTTTCAGCAGTAAATCCTTCACTTCTTGCTTTAGTATAAGATATTAATTGCTTAGAAGATATATTACCCTTAGCACCTCTTAATGATGTTTTGTAGATTTGTCTAAGCCAAAAGTGATGGCAATTACCACCCCCTTTGTAAAGCCATATAGAATAAGTAGCCGCACCTCTTGGACCCCAACCTGGATTAACTGCTCTATTAGTCATTTGTAAAATATCTTCTTTTCTATAAATCTTATTAGCTGAGGACATTAATTTACAGAACTCTCTAGTTGATCCCTCTTGTTTTAAGAAATTATCCTTTGTATAAACGTATCTCACTTTGTAAAAATCATTGTCTGACTTGTTAGTACCATCTTGACTACTTCTTGCATTTGGTCTAGCTGTTCCTGTACTAGCTAATTCTAGCTTTTCATTAGCTGCTTGGTTTAACTCTTTTTCAAAGTTAAAATCTTGATGCTCTCCATCTACCACTTCTTCATCTACCATTTCCCAATCTTCAGGAATATTCTCTCCAAATTCAGCTATAAATTTAGACAACTCAGTTGCTTCTGAGTGTCCTTCACAAGCCATATAAACGGTTTCACCTTCTAAATCGTGTTCGTGATACCCCTCGCACCCTTTTGTCTTAGCGTGTTCTTCTGCTTCTTCTATCGTGCTAAATACAGGTTGTCCATCTATCATTCCTACCTTAGAAAGTTTTACATCTTGCTCAACAGTAGCTTCATCATCTTCAAGTGGTGCTAATCCAATATCTTCTCTAATTTCATCTTCAGTCATTACCTCACGTATTGTCTTAGAATCAAATTGAACTGTTATTGGTTTTAATTGTACAAACTCAACCTCTAAATCCATATTATTTACTGAGAATATTGTCTGTAAAGTATCTAGGATATTTAATTGGTATGGTCTAACAACAGTATTTAAGTAGAAGTTAGAAGCGTTTATAAGCTCATCTGTATTGCTTGAGAAGCCATTACTACTATCTATACCCATAAGTGTCTTAGAAGTCACCCTATGCCCTGTGAGGATGTTCTGTACTAATAGTTCTTGTAGAGCAAGATACTGCTTGTCTGCATCAGATACACTTATTGGTGTAATTTCAGGTGTTCTAGTTTTGTCATCTGAGAATGTCAATATAAACTTTCCTGAGTTTTTAGCTCCTGTAAATTTATCAGCTAAGCTTTGTTCTATTTGTCTGCGTTCTTCAGCAGTTGGTACTCCGTTAGCAAAGGATATGAAGTAAGAGCCACTAAATCCGTTCTCTATGTTGTTTAGATGAAACTCAGCAACCCTTTGATCTACTAAAGCCCAATTACAAGCAGCTAAGTAGTCAGGAGTATGATATATGTCCATATTAGGACTGTAAGAACCTGTGTAAAGTAACTGACTACCTGCTGTTCTATCATTAGTATTAAAAGCTGCTATTGGATAAGGTTTATGTGTTCTTGTGTTACTCCAATCTGCACTAATATAGTAAGTATCTACTTGTCCTAATTCTGTTGGTCGCCCTGCTCTAACTCTTTCAACAGGTACGTGATAAACCTCAGCTATCTCAGTTCTCTCTCTATTCCATATAATGTGTAAAGCATAAGCACCCTGAAGCTTAAAATCAAAAGCTACTTTCTTTATTACTTGGTGTAAGCTTTCTTTAGAGTTAGCATTACGAAGAAATTTCTTAAGCTTTACATAAGCTTCTAAGTTTACATCTTCATCAGTTGCTATTAAATCTTCTCCTGCTATCATCTCAGCAGTAGAGTTGATTATACTAGCGTGAGTTGAAGAATTGTAGTATAAGTCAATTAAGAACTGAGGGTATAAGTTCCTCCAATCATCAGTACCATATTCTATGTAGTCCCTACCCCTTACCTCTTGGATAATAGGTGCTGTTGAAGTTTCTAAGTTTACTGAAATTATGTTATCTTTCATATTATAGTAGTGA